CCTCCATAACAACTCTAACTTTGTTAGAACCTTCTGTTGTGTTTAAAGAATCAAAATCAAGATTTGCCTCTATAGTACCAAGGATATTAACAACAGCTTCAGTGCTACTATTAACTGCTGTTATAGTACACTGTGTGTTGTGTACTAAAATACTAGAGCCAACCATTGCAGACACAAAATACGCTGCACTTGTAGTAAGGGTTTTACTGTTGCCGCTAGTATCGTTAGGGGTAATCGTCATACTAGATGGATGAAAATTATAATATGGCTGCAATGTTTTGTTGCCATCAACAGATGTATCAAACGCAAACACTCTTACTTCAAACGAAGTTAAGCCAGTACGCACAAGCTCTAATGGCATAAAGTCATTATGAGCAATAAACATAAAGTCGCCATTTTGAGCATAAGTAAGCTCAGTTAAATTAGTAGCAGTAAAAGGAAGTGCATCAGTATCTGTGTCTTGTGTAATCGTAGCTACTTTAGAATTAAACGTGCCATCAGTATTAACTCTAAATATATCAAGCTGACCTACACTAAAAGCTACTATGTATTTTTCATCACTAGAAAATACAAATGGCTCAAGCCGTATCTGTTGTTTAACAACAGCAAAATCTGTAACAGTCAATCTTGTTGAATCTGTTGTTGTTACAGTTAAATTTGACATACCAACATTGTCTCTTGTGACAGAAACAACGGCAGCACTTGGATTAGTTACAGTCAATCCTGTGACTGCATTTAAAGCAGTGAATATATTATCGGCAGTTGTGTCATTAGATTCGTTAGCGCGAACAAAATGTTTATTGCCAACAGCAGCACTTGGCGCAGCACCACTTGACGCTTCAAACTCAAGAGTAATCTTAGTGCCATCACTTAATATAAATGTAAGCTGTGTGCCTACAGCTATATTTGCATAGTCAGAAACTGTCACAGTTGCTGTTGGCTTTGTGTATGTTTGTGAAAAGTTGTGAAGGCGTTTAGTTCCGGGTCGATTTATAACGCCACCTTCAGAACGAATAAATACATTTTTAACTGATTGCCCTGCTTGATTATACACAGGCGCATCAATACGGCTAGTTAATGATGGATTGATTTCACCATAGACAAAGTTGTTAAGCGGTATCCTTACTCTCGCCATTAACTTCGCCTTTCAGTAATAAACCTCGATGTTACCAACTTGCGTGTTGTTTGTTGCTGGCTGTCTAATGTCTTGGCTTGTTGTAAAAGATCACCAGCTTTTTTCTCTAGAATACTTGATAGCGTTTCATCTCTTGCAATAGACAAAGCAAATGCTGCACCTAAAGAAAACTCTAAAGCTAACGTAAAATATGATGGGAAGTCTGGCTCTAATGCTCTGAATGTGTAATCAGCTATTAATGCATCAGAAGATACAGAGTTACTAAATACTTTATCACCATAAATGTTATACTCAATAACTTTATCACTTACCGTTACAGCATGTAACATAAGTAAATCTGCTGGTAGCTGATGTGCTACATCATATCTACCGGTAGGTGCATTAGTAAGTAGATTAAGTTCTGCTTGATTAGTAGAAAAACGCCAACGACTAGAACACATAGTTGTTCTAAGTATGTCCTCATATATTGCATTAGCAACAGTTGCTTCTGTGCTAGTAGCAGTAAAAGACGTAATAGGTTCTGCGCCAATAAGGATTAATCCCCTAGACGCAATATCAATATCTGAATTAGCTACTGTTGGCATATAGATAAGAGGGGGGCGTTAGCCCCCCACTCCTTTAGTCGCCGTCTGTTTCAGCTACCGCTGTGCCGTCAGACACATCGACCACTGAGCCAGTATTTGACAAAACGGTGCAAAAATTTGATGTCGGTACATTAGTATCGCGCACGATAATTAAGTCACGAACATCTAGCATATTTGCCGCACTGTTGAAATACCCTTCGGTATTCACGGTAGCAATGGCATCAGCAGATGTATACATCCACAAGCTACCATTTGAATCGCCACCAATACGAGCTAGTCCGCTTGAAGCAAAAGCCATTTTCTAACCCTCCTAGTTGTTGTCTAAGACTTCATAGACACCGTTGTCGTCAATAACAACAGCACCCATTGACATCATAGAGGTTGCAAGATGAGCAGCTTTTTCAGGAACATAGTTTATCTCTGTCTGAACATCAGAATTAATTCCAAGTCCAATAGCAGTTGAATGATAAGCTATATTCTTGCCCGCTGTAATTGCTGACGTTGAAAAAATCTTAAATCCTAAGAACTCTTTCATTGTCATGCCACCAGCAAACGGCAGATTCTGTTCACCAACATAATCTGATGAAGCAAATTCCTCAATTAGGAATAGATCTGCATATCCTTTTGGATGCATAGCTAGATAACGCTGTCCATCTTCAGGAATGTTGGCAGAACCCATTGTCTCAAACAATGCCAAAAGATCTGCTTTAGCAAGAGCAGAGCCTGTGTCGTGTATTTGAGTTGAGTTAGCACCAGCATCCATTGCTGTATAAAGGATCTCGTCAGTCTTACGACCAAGTGCAGCAGCAGCAGATGTTGCTACAGCTTGACGCTCATCAATGTTTGTCTTTAGCTCATCTAGCTTATCAATATACTCTGGAGCATAAAAATCTGCCATTGTTGCTTCAACAGTTGTGTGAGCAAGTTCCATTGGGGTTACGTTACCATTTCGAGACTTTGTATTCGCAATACCAACACCAATTTTTTGGAAGCGAACAACAGACCCACGAACATTACCAGCAGTACGAACTGTACCACGGAGCTTTGACCCCATGCGCTGATAAGCCATGTGTACTTCAGTCTCAAACTGTTTAATAAAGGCGGTATCAATAGTATTAGCCATTATTCAGTCCTCGTTTAAAAGTTACATTTACATCGCGGTTGTCAGTTTCTTTCGTCATCCAGTTGTCTCATTGCGAGGCTGTCAGTTTGAAACAGGCCGTAATACTATTCTAATTCCATACCATCAAGATCTTGGCAACGCACAAAACGCACACAAGCAAAACCATTTATAATTGTAGTTTCTTCAGCAAACTGAAAACCAAGCATATCAAGCCAACGAATTGTTCTTTGATGATCTATAGGCACTACATTTTCAAGAAACATATATTGTTCTTGTAGATGTTCTACTATTTGTTTTGTAGTTCTAATAAAATTACGAGAGTGTTTTTCTACAAGATCACTGCCAAGAAGCCAGATGTTAGCCATGTTAAATTCATTTTCTGGTGAAAGCATTGATACGCCATACATGCAAGCTGGCTCACCATCAAATAATATTGTCCATGTTTTGCCAGTTTTATCCGTTAATGGTTTGTGAAGCGCAGCCCAAGGGGATGCACCAGCAATCATACACTCTCGCATATCAGTAGGACGAAGGCGATGTTGTAGATAAGCAGCATGTTCACTTGTTGCTTTAACTATTTCAACGCCTTCTTCCTTATGGAATACGTTACCTATAGAGTTGGGAAAAGCCTTCCTCGACTTTTTTAACAAATCCTTGCTCCCTCTTAACTGGGTTCCAGTAACGTGGATCTTGCATCATAGACTTTAAATCATCTTCTGATACGCGTGAAGCTGATTGCCCATCAGGAGAAACTGATTGTTGCTGCATGTTGCCCATTATATATTCCAATGCTTCTATGCCTTTAGCACTTTGCCCTATTCCAATAAGCACATCATTGTACTCTTCTGGGAAAAACTTCTTTGACCAAAGATCTACAGCCTCAATACGAGCATCAGCATTGTCACCAAGCGCGGCCCTTTCTGCATCTAAGTCAGGCTGCATTGCTTCAAGTGCAGCAGCATACTGGCTAATACCATCTTCAAACTCTTCTTGGCTGTATCCATTTTCATGTGCATGCTTTGCCCACCATTGAAACAACTCATTATCAGTAGCTAATTCTTCATCAATAGTTTCTGGAATAGCATAATCACCAGCGGTTGCTGGCCTGTTTGCATATGCTTCTGTTTCTAGTTCAGATACAATCTTTTCTCGCAGTGCTGTTTCACCCTGTCCTAGTTTAGATTCTAGTTCAGAATATGATGATGCCATATCTTCTGGTGATTTAAACTTTTCAGGAAGCCATTCTGGTCTATCGGACACAGGTGCTTCTGTAGCTACAGCCACTTCAACATTATCTGCTTGTTCCATTTTTCTCTACCTTTTCTGCATGTTTAAAACGCCTCTCAATGAGGCCGACTAGATACCGCTGCCCTTCCAAATGCCTTAGTTCGGCATCAGATGCGGCTGGCCCTGTGACTGCTTCTATTGTAATTGAACGTAGATACTTCAACACTTGCTGCCCATTGGGTGTACGAAATGCTGCTCTAATATCTTTTGAAATCTTTTCATCGTTTTCTTTTGAACGAGGAAAATTGTCAATACCTATTTGCCTAGACATCCTGCTCCGTCATCATCTGTTGTTGCTGCTGCTGTTGTGCCATTTGTTGTGCCGCTGCTATTAACTGTTCACGATCAACTTTGTCGCGTACTAAGTTATCAGGAACGCCAAACTTTTTGGCAAGATGCACCGCAACATCTTCTGAACTGACGAGTAGATTAAGAATCTCTGGCCCAAATGTACCACCTACAAGCTGTAGATATCTTGATATAGAACCTATATCTTGATTAGCTTGTGCTTGTGCAAGCGGCGATACAGAACGCACCTTTACTTCACGCCCATTAATTGTGGGTAGTTCAATACGACCTTGTTTCTTTAGAATGTATACAACCCTTTGTAAGATAGGCTGCACCATTTCTGCTTGCAATCTTCCAAACGCAGAACCAATACGTCTTGATAAGTCAGCCATGCGTTCTGCAACTTCAGTAGCACTTGCTGGTGTTTTATTAGGATCACCAAGCATATCATTGTAAAGCGCACGCTTAATGTTGTTACGCATATCACCAAGCACAATTTGTGCAACATCAAAATTGCCAGCGTTTCTAATTGGCTGTAACCCTTGTGATCCCATGGCTTTAGGAATGATAGTGCCGGGAACAAGATTAATTGTATCAGTATTAATAATGCCATCATCGTCCATCTGATATATGCCAGAGATAGCCATCTGTGCATTTTCAAGCACTAACTCAATAGTTAGGTTAGTTGTTTTGATTGCAGACAATGCATTAATTAATGGCCCACGACCATAGATCTCACCACTAGCTTTAGACCAACGAAAACAAACATAAGGGTTAGAGCCAACACCACTAAACTGCTCTTGAGCAATCATTTCTTCTTCTGGAATATTGATTACATAGAAATCAAACTTATCTTCGTTAGGTTTTTCATAATTACGACAAACGATTTCAACAAGCTTAACTTTGCTGTCTGGCTGGCTGACTATCGCTTTTGCTGTTCTTTCTTGGAAAACCGCTTTTGGATACGCCACCGGAAGGTCTGAATATTTAAGCGTACGCTGTCTATATACATGGTCAATTTTATCATCCGCACCTGTATCAAGGTAAACACTCGGTAGCGGAATAGCATTGAAGCGTACTGGATTAATTGCGTCACCTTCTTCAACAAGAAGGACACCTGTGCCAACAGCCAAGTCCATAAATGATTCATGTACTTCTTGCCCGAAGTTTGAATTTTGGATAATTTCAAAAACATATTCAGTGACCTCATCGAGACTGTTGTTTACTTCATCCTCTTCTTCTTTAGGTACTTCACTGCCAGCAATAAAATCAGCCCAGCGTGCAAAGTTAGGCACAAGACCTGATTGCAACCGAGAGGCAAACTCCTGTGTACCAACTACAGCAGTCTCATCAAAGATTTTATCGTCACGCCGTTGGCCCGGACTTTCATGAAAGAAGCTTTGCCGCATAGGAAGAGCATACTCAAAGCACTCTTCAAACAAACCTTCAAACATAACGCGATCTGTTTTGGCTTTGTTAAACCGTTCCAGCATACGGCGTGCTAATACATCCATTATAATGTCTCATCAAAGTAGCCAATACCGCCACCTTGCCCTGTGATTAATGAACGCTTGCCAGAGCCGCCACGTTTTTTACGTCTAACTTGATCTTGCAATCGTTTTTGACGCTCTTCTTTTTGAGATTCTTCTTCTTGAGCCATCATAGCTTTACGTTCTGCACGAGCAGCAACAGCTTCTTCTGATTCAGGAGGGGCTTTAGGTTTTGAAATACCAAGCAAACCTCTTCCAAGTTTTACAAAAGGTTTAAATATAGATGAAGTACACATTGCAAAAACTCCTTTATCATCTAATATCTTGATGCATTGTTGCAACGCAACGCACAATTACATTCTTGACCATAAGCCTTGTCGCCGTTGTTTAGGTCTACGACTAAATACATCAAACTCTGTCTTTGCCTGAAAAGGTTTAGTAGTTGCCGAAACATTACGCAAGATGTTTCTGCCTTCACCAGCACCCATCATAAGATACTGCAACGCATCATGAATGTGTGAAAAGTGATTTTTATCAGGTTTATCATCAAATCTTTCACCAGATACTTGCATGCGTTTGTATTGATAACCGCCTTCAAAACCTTTAATTAACGTGCGGCATCTAGGATCAATAAGCAAACCAGACTGCCCTTCTATCATTCTTGTAAGGGGTGCATTAACAGATTCAAGGCGCAGAGATACATCGTTAGATTGTGCAGGGCGTGCATTTAAACCAGCACCACGCATAATCTGAAAGGGTGTGCTTTCATCTGTTTGTGCGCGGAAGTCGCCAGCCGGAT